CTTCTGTCAATGCAACCTTCCCTTTGCAATTAGGTGCCAGTGGCAATAACGGCAGCCTTTTGCTTGGGTCAATCTCCGAAGTTATATTTATTGCCGGTGTCATAAGCGACTCAAACCGCCAGCGCATCGAAGGCTACCTAGCCCACAAATGGGGCTTGGAAGCAAACCTGCCCAACGATCATCCGTACAAAACGACGGGGCCTACACCATGACCAACACCGAAACCTATAACACTAATCAGGAGGTGACGTGATGCCTATTTATGTGCCGGGGAAGGTGGTGTTGGCGCAGGGGCAGCCGGTGCCCAATGATCCGAATTTTGCCTTCAACTCACTGCTGCTCCACGGCAATGGAACCAATGGCAGCACGGTGATCACGGATTCCAGTGGGTCGCCCAAGACGGTCACTGCTGTTGGCAACGCTCAAATCAGTACGGCTCAATCAAAATTTGGCGGGGCAAGTCTTTATTTTGACGGCACAGGGGATGCAGCAACAATCCCAAATAGCTCCGACTTTAGGCTTAATGGTGACTTTACCGTAGAACTCTGGGTCTATCCGGTAAGTCTCGTCGGCGAGCGATACTTTGTCTCTCACTATGACTTTGGAAGTGCTCAGCGAGATTGGCGGTTTGGGTTAAAAAGTGGATCAGCGCATCTTCATTTTCAATTTGTTTCCGCAAACGGAGCAAGCGAGAACGAGATCTCGGCAGGCGTGGGGTTGACTTTGGCAACGTGGCAGCACATTGCAGTTACAAAGAGTGGGTCAACCAGTCGAATTTTTATCAACGGTGTTCAACAAGCTTCGACAACCTCATTGATTGATCTCGGAGGCAGCAGCGCCTCTGTGTCGGTTGGTTCCATGCTGAACAGCGGAACACCGGCATTGGGTGCTGATGCGTACATCGACGACCTTCGCATCACTAAAGGCGTAGCGCGATACACGGCAAACTTCACGCCGCCAACCCTACCCTTCCCGGACTTTTAACTATGACCCACATCGAAACCACTGCCACTAATCACCCCTGGAGGATGGTGCCATGAGTTGGGTTATTACAGGTTCTGAGAAAAACCCCGTGGATCTATTCCGCAGCAACGTCTCCCTGCTGCTCCACGGTGACGGCACCAACGGCAGCACGACGATTGTTGACAGTAGCCCCACACCCAAGACGGTGACGGCAGTTGGCAACGCTCAGATCAGCACAGCGCAAAGCAAGTTCCCTGGTGGGAGCAGCATTGTGTTTGATGGCAGCGTTGACAGGCTTACCGCAGGCACATCTCAGGAGTTTGACCTCAGCTCAGGTGATTTCACCGTTGAGTGCTGGTTTTACGTATCAAGCGCTCCAGCCGGCACTCAAGTAATTGTCGGGAAATGGGGCAATGCTGTTGTCACGGGGTGGCGACTTGAAATTGATTCATCAGTAATTGCTTGGTACACAAATACCACCAGAAAGCTAACTAGTGCTTATGTTACCCAGCAGTGGAACCATGTAGCGGTTGTCAAGAGTGGTTCAAACTCCTCTATGTACATCAATGGTGTGCTGGCATCTGGTCCTGCTTCCGATTCTTTTTCAGCAAGTGAGTCAACCAAGCCTTTAATTGTAGGAGCACTTGATTACCCTGGCTTTTTTCAGGGTTTTGTTGGTCACATCGACGACCTACGCATCACCCGTGGGATCGCTAGGTATCAATCAGCGTTCACCCCACCGACTGCCCCGTTCCCCGACATCTAGGCACCCATTAGTGTCCCCGACTTCTATGTAAATTCCCATTATGACAACTCGCGCAACAGAGGAGGCTTTTAACGAGCTTCATGGATTGGTGACTAATGAATTGATCATGCGTATCAAATCGGGCACTGCTACCACTCAGGATCTTAAAGCGGCGGCTGATTGGCTTGCCAAGAATAATATCACTGGTGTCCCTGTGCTTGGTTCTCCACTTGCCACCCTCTTTAACAGTCTTGAATTGGAGATGGAGGATGTCGAAAGAGCCATCCGATAGTAACGATGAAGATGTGTCGGTTATGCTCAGAAACCTGGCGGCTACTGCCTTTTTGGGTCTCTTTAGCTGGCACTTAATCACCCTTCATAACATTGCTAAATCAGTGGAGGTGCTTGTCGAAAGGGTAAGTGCCTCCAACACCCGGATTGAGCGCCTCGAAAATAAAGTATTCTTTACGGATCACAATAATGGCGCCCCGAAAAACAACTACCCCTAGGCGTAGTGCTGCGTATTATCGGAATAACCCCGAAGCATACGCAAAGAAACTAGCCTACGATACAAAAGAAAACAAATCCCCACAGGATAGGAAGTATCGGGCCGAACTTGCTGATGCGCGACGGAAACGTGGCGTTATGGGTAAGGGAGGCTCTGATCTTTCTCACACAAAGAGCGGCCGTCTAGTAAAGGAATCGCCCTCAAAGAATCGTGCAAGAAACGGAGCGGGTGGGAAACCCACAAAGAAATGAACAAAGGAAACGCTAAGCCTCCTGGTCTTTACGCCAACATGAATAAGCGCCGGGCCGCTGGAACAAGTCGCCCCAAAAGCAAGAGCACAATCTCTAAAGCGGCGTATGCAAACATGAAAGCAGGATTTCCTAAAAAGAAGAAGTAAACCACACAGGATCCTTTAATGGTTCTGAAAGCCCCTTCCGATTACCTTTACAACTTAAGGGCCATGACATCCTCCGAAGCTAAAAGATTGTGGCGGCAATCGATCAAGGAACATTGGAATAACGAATGCGTTTATTGCAAATCCAAACAGGATCTTACCCTGGATCACGTCACCCCAAAAGCTAAAGGAGGACATGACATTTCGTCTAATGTCGTACCTGCCTGTCTCAAGTGCAACCAGTCCAAAGGTTCGAACCACTGGTTATCTTGGTGGATTGGTCAAGACTATTTTGACCACTCTAATTTCTCCAAAGTCCTGTCCTGGACTACAAGTTAACGTTAACTTATTTCTTATTAAGTAAAGCTCATGTCTACTACTGCTGACTCGACCACTTACGGTGGTATCTCTAACGCCCCCGGTAAGCGTGATGAGAATCAACAAAACAACAAAGTTCACACCACCACCAATGTGTCTGGGGGCGTAACCACCACCACCACGATTCCTGCTTCTTATGGTGCTGCGGCTACCACTGTTGCTCTTAACGCGACGGTTGACGCTGCTGAGACTGCTATCCGCACCGTTCGTCGGGCCCGGACCAACCCTTCCACTCTGCCTACCGCAAAGGTGACGGGGACTGCTACCCGCGCTGAGACCGGCTGTATCGCTACCTTCGGCACCCGCGTTAACGGATCTGGTTATACCAATGGCACCTATAACGGGGTCGCACTGTCTGGTGGCTCCGGCTATGGCGCTACCGCTAACATCACCGTTTCTGGTGGTGCTGTGACCGCTGCTACCCTGGTGCGTGGTGGCCAGTGGTACGTTGTTGGGGACTCGCTGTCCTGTGCGCTTATCGGGGCTGGTACGAACTTTGCCCTGCCTGTTGCTACTCTTACCCAGGGTTGATTGTTATGGCAAAAATTACCTCTTCTAGTAATCGTTCCAAGCGATCCACCACTAAGCCCGTTACCAAAGGACAAAACCCTCAACGGGCCAACCGTCAAGCCGTTAGTAAAGCAAAAGTTACCTCCGCAAGCAATGGTAAGCCCACTGGTGCTGCCGCTTCTCGGGTGACGATGGGCAAAGGCATGACTTCTGCTGCTAAGACCTTGGGAACCATTCGCAGCATGATGACTCCTGTTGGAGCTGCTGCTGCTGTGTCTGCCCCTCGTCCTACCGCTGCCGGAACCCTCACCGCTGCCATGAAGCGTGGCGACTATAAGCCCCGTCAAGGTCCTGCTGTGCCCCAGCGTCTGACGCAAGGTGGCATGGACAAAGGCTCCTTCGACAAGGCGTTTAAGGCTTCCCGCACTGCTGGGAAGAAGACCTTTACCTGGCGTGGGAAGAAGTATACCACTGAGATGAAATAATTATGCCCCTATCTCGCGGCTCCTCAAATAAGGCAGTCTCCAAAAACATTTCCAAGATGGTAAAGGAAGGTCGCCCTCAAAAACAAGCTATTGCTATTGCCCTTTCCAAAGCTGGGAAGAGCAAAAAGCGTAAATAGTCACCGCAGGGGTCAAGGAGATGATCCTAGGCCCCTTTTTATAAATATAACAAATGAAGTCTACCTCATCTTTTGGCGCATACGGCGAATTATTTGCTTGTAATTATTTTATTAATTTAGGACTCGAAGTATTCCGAAATGTAAGTCCAGCAGGTCCAGCGGATATTGTGGTTCTGAATACAGAAACAAACAAATTAATACTGGTTGACGTAAAAGCCACCAGATCAGGATATATTAAAGCTGACGGAAGTTTAACTTTTCCGACGAACCCCAAACTACGGGGAGATAATGTGTGGCAAATTCTTTACGTCCACGGAGAGGCAGCCATACGCCTTCCTGATGGATTTTGGGTAGCTTTAGGCATGGAGACAGCCGAATGACCATAAAACGCGACACAGGCGATCCTCGAAGGGCTGAGACAACAGACGTTGAACAACGCCTCAAAGAGGACTTTAAGCTATTCCTGCGCCTTTGTTGGAAGTCCCTCCAACTTCCCCCGCCCACACGGGCCCAATTAGCAATGGCGGAGTACCTTCAACGTGGTGGTAACCGCATCATGCTCCAATGCTTTCGGGGACTCGGTAAAAGTTGGGTAACTGCGGCCTTTGTGTTGTGGAACTTGTTCTGCGACAGAGACAAGAAGATCATGGTTGTGTCGGCAAGTAAGCAACGTGCTGATGACTTTTCGATCTTCTGTCAACGGTGTGTGTTGGAGTTTGACTGGCTTGCCCACCTACGTCCACAAGATGACGACCAACGATGGTCACGAGTCTCTTTTGATGTTGCTGGGTGTCGTCCTGCTCAATCACCATCCGTAAAAAGCGTTGGCATTAGTGGGCAGTTGACAGGATCTCGTGCTGATCTTATTATTGCGGACGACTGCGAAACGCCGAACAATAGCGCGACAGATATAATGAGGGAAAAGCTCCTTCAACTTATTACTGAGTTTGAATCAGTCCTCACACCAAAGAAAGACAGTCGTATTATCTTTCTTGGCACGCCTCAATCTTGCTTTACAATCTATAAAACCCTTCACGAGCGGAATTACATCCCAATGGTGTGGCCCGCAAGGTATCCAAAAAACCTTGTTGGGTATGAGGGAACATTAGCAAAAGAACTTCAAAAAGATATTGATAAGCATGGGATCGACTCGCTTGCTGGAAAACCAACAGACACAAGGTTTTCAGATATTGATTTGTTGACTAGGGAACAAAGCATGAGTCGCAGTAATTTCTTATTGCAGTTTATGCTCGACACGTCCCTCTCGGACGCCCTCAAGTTCCCCCTCAAGCTCAGCGACTTCTCCGTGCTTCCACTAGACCCACAAAAGGGGCCTTCGGAGGTGATTTGGGGGGCGGACAAAGAGACTCTGTTGGATCTCCCTGCTGTCGCCCTTCCCGGGGACCGGTGGCACCGTCCGAAGCGGGAAGGAGAGTTTGTCCCTTGGGGTGAGACCATTGTTGCTGTGGACCCCTCCGGTCGCGGAAAGGACGAGACTGTTGCCGTAATCCTGAGTCAAATAAACGGGTTCCTCTTTATCCGGGACATCTTTGCTAGTCAGGATGGATACTCCGACAAGACCCTCTGCGAGATCCTTAGGCGGGCTAAACGGTATGGTGCGTCCTCCTGCCTCATCGAGTCTAACTTCGGTGATGGCGCCATTATGGAGCTTATGCGGAAACACGCCACCGAAATGAAGGTCGGCATGAACTTTGAAGAGGTTCGCGCCACTACCCGAAAGGAGGACCGCATCATCGATACACTTGAACCAGTGTTGAATCAACATCGACTCATTATCGACCAGCGTCTCATTGACTGGGACTACCGGAGTAACCCAGACCAAGCGCCCGAAGAGCGCCTACCCCGGATGCTTATGTATCAATTGACGAGAATGTGTCGGGAAAAGGGGGCCGTAAAGCACGATGACCGCGTTGACGCCCTAGCCCTTGGCGTGAAGTATTTTCAGGATGTCCTTGCCATCTCCGCGCAGGAACAAAGCATTCAAGCGGACCGCGAAAGGTGGTCCAACATGGTTGAGGGGTTCCTTAACGCCCCGACACTAGCTACCGATCTGCTGGTCGCAGGAAGCACCTTTGACGAGCCCATCACACAGGAGGAGGGACCCATCGTTTCGTGGATTTCTCACCGGTAAAACGCTACCCGTTTTTTCCTTGAAACCCCTTGCCACCACTACCCCCTAGAGAAGGTGCCTATTATTACCCAGGGAAGTGGTGCTCCTTGGGCGTGGAAACAGCGACAAGCTGAGGGGGGAGACCATAGAGGGGGGGGGTTTCTCCTCCTTCCGGTCTTTCCCCTTTTCAGGATCCCTGATTTCCACAAACTTACCATCCCGTCAAATTGTTAACCCAGAGGGACGGGTATGGGGTATGGACGTATCATTGGGGATAGGGGCGACCCAACTCCCCAGTGTTTACTAAGCGAACGAAGTGAGCGTCCCACTAGCCCAAGACCCCAAAGGGACGACAAACAAAAGAGGAAGGGCGACACATATTAGATAGTAGATGCGAAGCCTACTATTCGTATATGTTATTATTATTGTTAATTAAGAACAATAAAAAAGAATAATAAAAGACAAATTTTATCTTCTTTATATTACTGTTAATGTTAGAAGCGAAGCGCCCGTACATTACTGTTAATATTACTATTAATGTTCTTTATTATTAATAATAAAAATAATAATCTTCTTTATTGTTCCTTAGGGGAAGAATGTATCACGATAGGTCCAATCAGAGTACTGACCGACCTATTACGATACAGCTGTTATAGAAAGAAAAATAACAATAATAACTATTATTACTAATACTACTAACACTACTGTTCCCACTAACGTAATGGCACCCGACATTAAACAACCATTCGAGTCTCCTCATTGTTCAAAGGTAAAGCTTGTCTGGATTACTCCTAACGCTGAACAAACAATCGAGTACTGTGCAAGAGTCAGTAATCCCAAAGGGCAGAACAAGCTAGACACAACCGGAAAGTTGCTGCGCTATCTTGTTAATCATAATCATTGGAGTCCCTTTGAGATGGCGAGTGCCTGTGTGGAGATTAATACTACTCGGGACATAAGCGCACAGATCCTTCGTCATCGGAGCTTTTCTTTTCAGGAATTCAGTCAGAGGTACGCGTCTACCGTTGACGGACTTGGTGGTCTGGAGATTCCGCATCTTCGCCGTCAGGACCAGCACAACCGTCAAGCTTCCCACGATGATCTTTCTCGGGAAGAGACTCAGGCTTTCTATCGACGCATCAGTTCCGTTTTTGAGGATCTTGAACACCTCTATCAGGAGATGCTCAGTTCGGGTATCGCTAAGGAGTCGGCTCGGAAGATCCTTCCTATGAATAGCCCCACGAGACTGTACATGTCGGGAACGATCCGCTCGTGGATCCATTACCTTTCCGTAAGGCGTGGTCCGGAAACCCAATTGGAACATCGACAGATTGCTGATCAGATCTATCAAGTCCTCAACAAAGAGATGCCTAACCTATGGGAAGTGATCAATTAGGGGGAGGTGATGTTCCCCTCAAATTACGTGAATTTAGAACCCTTTATCGTCTCCTAAGGCGGGGGTGGCCGGATTGGGCTGCCTTCCTCCTTCTTGGGTTCCTTGTGTGGATTGAGGGGGTTGAGGGGCCCTGTAGGGGCATACAGGACCCGATTAGAGGGTTATGGGATTATTTCATCTCGGTGGTATACTTCTTACCACGCCAGGTGAAGGTCTTCTTCCCAGCAGTGCGGGAAGCCTTAAATGCCTTGTCGAAGGAGCCTTTGTCCATGCCACCTTGCGTGAGACGCTGGGGCACAGCAGGACCTTGACGGGGCTTATAGTCGCCACGCTTCATGGCGGAGGTGAGAGTCCCGGCAGCGGTAGGACGAGGGGCCGACACAGCAGCAGCAGCTCCAACAGGAGTCATCATGCTACGAATGGTTCCCAAGGTCTTAGCAGCAGAAGTCATGCCTTTGCCCATCGTCACCCGAGAAGCGGCAGCACCAGTGGGCTTGCCATTACTTGCTGAGGTGACTTTTGCCTTACTAATGCTTTGACGGCCACTACGGCCTTCGCTTTGAGCACGACCATCAGGGCGACGGGTAATGCCACTAGAAGTGGTCTTAGCAGCGGCACGATTCTTGCTGGCTTGACCGGGCTTAGGACTTACTGGACGACCAGGTTTGTCAGGGGTAACTGGCCTGGTATATCCAGTACCTT